TCAACACGGATGAGATTAGAGAACTTAGCAATTGCTTTCTCTACTGCAGTTGCTCTGGCAAAGTTATCAGCATTGGATGAAAACCCCTTGTCATTGTACAAGGAATCAACCACACCGAAAATCTTTCCCCAGTCAGCACCTGTCTCCAGATGATCGATGAGATGCATGATTTTGCCTCGTTTACCCCTTTATTATATCAGAGTTTGCCACCAACGACACCCGAGTTGACCACTCTAGTATCTGTCCACCCCTCCTGGCATCCTTTGAGATAAAATCTAGTGTGCTCAATACATAACAGTTTGGTAGGTGAAGTTACTAATGCTTTGCCATCCGTACCGTAACTAAACCAAAGACCATACTTTTCCTCTATGATGAAGCAACCATCAACTACTTCAGATGTCTCCTGATTCGGGGTCTTTGTTGAAACCGAAGGGGAGAGATTCGTCGTCATCATTTCTCAGTTTGTGTGCTAGTTGACAAATAGTTTCCATTACTTTTAGGGTATCTTCAGTGGTGCTACCCTCTGGCATCTCTCGCAGAACAACCTCAAATAGTGGGAAGAATTGATCTGCTGCCTTTTGCACTTCCTCTGGAGTTAGAGGATCTTTGAAACTCATAATTACCTCTTGATTGTAGAGATGGCGGCATCACCTTGCTCAAAGATGATGTCAACCACACGTTGTACTTTTGCTGCTGTGTGAACACCAACATTGCCATATGTAGGGACATTAACAAGTCCGAAAGTCTTGTTCTTACCCAGTCGGATAACACGTCCGACAGTCTGTGCAATCTCAATGTAATCCATGCTGCGCAACATAATGCAGGCAGACAATCCATGCACATTGATACCCTCAGACAGGATAGAATGATGCAGCACAATGAATTTCTTGTGCTGATCTCTACCCCATACGTTCATTGTATCAAAGAATTGATCACGATCGACTTTCTTACCATCAATAAATGCACCATGCTTGGATGTAATCCACATGACAGAATAGTCTCTCTTGCTCATCTCAAGCATGAACATTGAGTCACTGATGAGATTAACAATGTCCTTGGTCTTCTTAGCACAAACAAGGACTTTATCCATGCTCTCGTTGTTATCAATGCTCTGCAGCAGATGATCACAATCTCTCTGTGGTACAGTCATACCCATACCAACATGTTGCATCTCTTGAACAACAACCTTAGGAGGCAAGATGTAACCACCTTCAACCAACTCAGGTGCAGGAACTTGTGCAATCACATTGCCATAGATCTCTGCATCATTCATTCCTGGTTTGGCAATAGTAGCACTATGCTTAGGAGTAGCAGTAAAGAAAAAGCAACGCAACTCATCCAAAGAACTAAAATGTGCGGTAGCAGGAAAGAAGTTACGTTTGACACTATTGTGAGCCTCGTCGAAGTAAATTGTGAATACGTTGATACCAGCATCCACAACTTTGTTCAATGAGTTGTAAGTTGTAAAGATAAACTTGTTACCTCTAGTGAACTTATCCCACAGTTGAATTTGCTTTGCTTTGGTGGTGCTGAAATGTTGTGTCTCACCACTGTGAACATGCAACACACTGACATTATCAATGTGCTCAAGAAACTCAGAAGACAGTTGCTCTGCAAGCATAATGCGTGGTGCAACAACAACAAAGGTGCTAGACTTGCAGTTCTCCATAACAGTAATGGAGTCCTGAATCATGCACATTGTCTTACCACCACCAGTAGGGACGATAACCTGTCCCTTTTCATTAGCAAGCATTGCATCAAGAGCACGTTGCTGATGGGGACGTAAGTTGATCACAGTGGATTGCATCGATGAACATAGTATAACCCCATTGTAGGGGATTCTAGAGCACTCTAAGACAGTTAATAAAGTGTCCCTGATACCCTTGACAGAGTTATTCTACTAAGTTATTGATCATTTGTCAAGTAAATGGTCCTTCATGTTCTTCAATTAACTTCAACATCTCATCATATTGATCTTCGTGAATTGGTGTACCGTTAGGTAATCTCTTTAGATAAATTGGCAAGTCTTTGTTAGGTTCATCAACTGCACCTTCTTCAATCCATTGATCAAAACTACTCTCATCTTGTGTCCATTTACCAATGGGACAGGTTTCATACGTCATTGATACTTTTGGTTTGACATAACAACCACATGCCTTACATCTACCGGCATCTGCTTCAAATCTTTCACAACCTTTACATATCTCATATCTCTCTAATTGTGTCTCTGTAGATGCAAGAAGTCTATTACCTTTGACTACTCTTGACACAAATTCATGCAAAGATACACCTAAGTTCTTCAGTTGTTCATCTAATGGGGGATACTCAGACATAATAAAAGCAAATCTATACTATCTAGGGGATATGTTGCAGGAACTTGATGATAACAACTCCCTGTCCAGCAGCAATTGCTTGACCAGTAACATTGTCACCATTCTGTCTCCTACCACGTCCAAATGTTCCCTCTCCCATATCACCAGGAGTTGTAGTAACAGAGCAATTGAGACAAACAGCAGCCCAACCTGCACCACCTCCACCACCAGATCCAAAGTGTTCACTATTTCCACCAATTCTGATGTTTACTGGTAAACCATCACCACCTTCTCCACCAATACCAGCATACGGACCTGTTGAACAGTTTGTTGCACCACCATTAGGGAATGCAGCAGAACATCCATCACCAGTCGTTGCACCATTGCCACCATTACCAATAACACCAGCACCACCTGCACCACCAATAGCACCGTTAGGAACAACACTATTAGTGCCAGGAGTTCCACCAGCATGAGTTACATCAGAGAGCACACCTTGAGTGTCATTAAACTCTACAACTCTGCCACCCTGACTGAATTGAGAATTAGCACCATTTGCTGCTAAGAAGAAACTACCACCATTATGTGTGATGGTTGATGCAGCACCAGCGTCACCAGTGTGAACAGTATATTCACCACTAGGTAGCACAACATTCTGTCTATATTCTACTCTTCCTCCTCCACCACCAGTTGCACCACCAGGGCTAACTTCCGATCCACCACCAACAACTAAGATGTCAACTCTTTGTGTTTGTGAGATAGCAACAACTGTAGATCCAACACCAAGGAACTCCCACACTTGATTGGTTCCAGCATAACCAACTGTCACCTCACTTCCAGCATTGGTGAATTCGAATACAGGTGGTGTTTCTGTTCCCCTAATATCACCTTTAGGGAAATCCATGAACCCATAATTACCACGCAACGCAAATCCAGATGCACCACCATTAGTTGGTGCAGTACATTCAGATGGTGAAATAGCACTACCATTGCTACCTGCCAGACCCCAATCACCACCGGCACCACCATTAGCGCCAGCAGTTCCTGCTGTTGCGTTAGTACCTGCAGGACCAGGTGCGACAGGAGGACCACCTGCAAGAGATGCAGTTAAGTTGTCAGCACCTCTACCCCATCCACCTGTTCCACCGATACCAGCAGCACCACCAACGGCAGGACAATAGGTGTAATAAGTACACTCCTGCAATGGATTATTAGGCAACCATGGATAACATGCAGTCAGCACACCACCAGGACATGGACCACACGAACCACCAGACAGAGAGTGAATAAAATAACTACCACAAACATATGGTGCTCCGACACCAGGTTGACCGTTTTGTCCTGCACCACCGCCTCCACCACCTGCATAGATTATGCCGGTAGTATTAACTAAAACTCTTGCACCAGTTGTATTACCATTGGTGACATCAATAGCATCACCACCATCACCACCATCAGTGTTAGATACACAACTTCCTTGCGCAGCACCTCTACCAGCACCACCACGAATAGTGCCATCAACTACAATTTTAATATTGTAATATGATGTGGTTCCTAAACCAACAGCAGCAGTTGTATCATCATGAGAGTCACAAATAGTATTTGTGAAGATACCAACGTGTTTACGAATATTGAATTGTAATTCTGTACCAAATGCACCAACGTTGGTTACATTTAGTGGTGTTCCATCAGAGTTACCATCTACGTTGAGTCTAATCTCTCTTACTGCACCAACTAGATCGACAGGTGTTAGTGAACCTTCAGAGGGAACACCAACATTATATGATGACACACCTACAACAGGATCATGTGGGATAGATCCAATACCTAAAGTATAGTCTAAGAAGCAAGATCCAAAGTTTACTGGTTCATTTGCCTCGAAGAATCCAAATTCTCTCAAATCAGCAAACGAAAATCCACCGACAGTCGAATTGCCGACGAATACTTGTCTTGCGGTAACTCCGAATGATAGTGGCATTTTAAGTAGATGTAAAGGTGAGAATATTATTAGTTACATTATTGGTAATTGTGTCACCATTTTGGTTAATGGGATATACTTCTATTCTATAGTTATGTGTTCCACTTGGTGGACATGGACCACCCCAACCATTTGCTCTATCTCCAGTGCCAAAATCACTAGTAGCAGGTG